ATCGACGATTTTTTGCATAACGTTTACGTGGGGCTCTCTTCCGGCGTCCATTTACGTACTGATCGCCCGGACTGGATGACGGGTTTTAAAGGCGGTAGCACCAACGTTGCGCGCCGAGCGAGCCAGGAACGCGTATTGCATTTCAAAGACGGTCTGTCGTGGTACCGCTACAACGATAAATTTGGCGTAGGTAACTTGCGTGAAGCCGTGGGGAGCGGTCTTATTCATTCAGCTGAAACTACCGGACTGATGCGGCGTATGGGTACCAATCCGGAAAACATGTTTAATGAACTGGCAGACCGGATTGAACAGCGCTACAAAGCCGCGAAAGATGATAATGCGTTGAATAAATTCCGGCAAAAACGAAATACCTCGTTGACCAATCAGCTGAAAGAAATAACCGGCCAGACAAATATTCCCGGTAATGCCGCGCTCGCCCGGGTCGCAGCAACAACCCGCGCGATAGAAACCATGATGAAGCTCGGCGGTTCAATGATTTCATCATTCAATGATATCGCTACCCAGGCTATGGAAATGCGCTATCAGGGACGAAATATGCTGGGCTCTGTCTGGGAAGCTACGGCCAATAAAGTCCAGCTAACACGCTGGAAAAATGCGGAGCGTCAGCAGGTTCTTAAATCGATCGGGTTACATGCTGATGCGATGAAAGATGAGCTAATCTATCGCTTCAGTGCTGACAATTCTATGCCCGGTAGAGTTAACAGAGCAATGCGAAATTATTTCCGGCTGAACCTGCAAAGCTGGTGGACTAACAGCAGCCGCTACAGTACAGGCATGATGGTTTCTGAGTGGATGGGGGCGCATGCCGGAAAGTCTTTCCATGATGTTCCGGAAGAACTGCGCCGGGTTCTATCGATGCATGGCATTGAAGAAAACGAATGGGCAGCGCTCAGCAAAATGAAACTACATGCAGCGGACGGTAACGCCTACATGACTCCTGATGGAGTAGCAGATATTCCTCGAACAGATATTGAGAATTACCTCACCAATCGCGGGATAAAAATCAATGATCGTTCAGTGGAATACGCTCGCGAGCTTCTCTCCGATAAGGTGCGCGGTTATATACTCGATCGTGTTGGCGTAGCTCTGAACGAACCGGATGCACGCACAATGTCGATTATGAAGCAGGGTATGCAGCGCGGTACAGCCTATGGCGAAATGCTACGATTTGCATGGCAGTTTAAATCTTTTACAGCCAGCTTTATGCAGAATGCGATCGGCCGAGAACTTTACGGGCGTGGTTATGATTTTGGTTCACTAAGCCAGAATAATACCTTTCGCAATAACGCCTTTATCCGGTCGATGCGTAATGGAAACGGTGAGCTGATGGGCGTTGCTCAGCTTTTCCTGTGGGCGACGGCGTTCGGTTATCTCTCCATGCAGACGAAGCTGATGCTTAGGGGACAGACCCCGCGCCCGGCCGACAATATCAGTACATGGACAGCAGCCATGGCGCAGGGCGGTGGCCTGGGTATTCTGGGAGATTTCCTCTTTGGGGAGTACAACCGGTTCGGAAATACCCCGGCGACGTCGCTAGCTGGTCCCTTTGCATCCGATGCTGCACAGCTGATCAACCTCTTTGGACTGACGAAACAAGGAGACGCAAAGGCAGCGGATTATTTCAATTTTGCAATCAACCACACACCGTATATGAATCTGCATGTTGTGCGGCCGGTGATGGATTTCCTGATCCTGAACCAGATGCGGGAATGGATGTCCCCTGGTTCACTACAGCGCTATCAACAGCGTGTGAAAGAAGAACAGGGTAATGACTTTATCATACCTCCGTCGCAGTTTATGCTGGGGAAGTAATTAGTAATCCTTGAGTCCAATTTTTTTTAACATCTTATTTATGGCGACAGTTGAATACCACGCGATGCATAATCCTACAATGATTCCAATCACGACAAAAGGTCCGCGCAGAATGTTGAATAATGAAAAACCATCATTAATAACAGCGATGACGCTGATCACTATGGCTATACCAATCACTATGTATATTATCTGATTGTATTCACTTTTCATTTTCTCACCCTCTACTGGAGTTTATTATATATACGCTAATAAAGCCCACCACATGGTGGGCTTTATCATTACTGCCCGCCCGGGCGAGAGTCAGCCGAACGACCACCACAACGTGAACCGTCAGCAGCGGTATCGTCAGGATGCTGGCAGTTTCCAGCATAGGCCTGCGTCACAGACCCCAGAGAGAGCAGAACAAATAACACCGCGAATAATTTTTTCATGCTTTTTGCCTTGTGTGTAGTTTTTAAATCCTATCAGGAACAGGTACCGCCTTTATGATGAGAACCAGTGCCGCCATGTGGGTGGGTGCCTTTCGGGCAAGCCATCGACGACACTGACATCATACCAAATACTGCAACCAGTAACAGAGCGATTATTTTTTTCATTCGTCATTCCTTAATCATTGCCATAGGGATAATCCCAAAACCACTATAGCACCTGTTTCATTTCATGAATCCTGAAAAATGATCAGCTTTTGCCCAGTTTGAGAGGCCCTATCAAAATCTTCCTTGCCACTTAAATCAGCCATCCCGGCCGGGAGGTAAGGAACGATGAAAATGACACACAGAGTTTCCGAGGTCATCACCTACGGGACGTCAACAGTCAGCGCTACGTATTGGTTTTCGCAGCTGCTTGATTCATACACCCCCGGCCAGTGGGCAGCTATTGGCGTCATTGGCAGCTTGGTGTTCACCGCTTTGACCTTTCTCGTAAATATCTACTTCAAATGGCTCGCGTATCGCCGCGGCAAGTTCTCGGAAGAATAATATGGCTTCGACCAAAGCAAAGCTCAGTGCAGTCATGCTGGCGCTAATTGCCGCCGGTGCATCCGCGCCAACGCTCATGGATCAGTTCTTGAACGAGAAAGAGGGCAACAGTCTAACTGCATACCTTGACGGGTCTGGTGTCTGGACTATTTGTCGGGGGGCAACCCGCATTGACGGCAAGCCAGTAACGAAGGGGATGAAGTTGACGCAGGCCAAATGCGACCAGGTGAACGCTATTGAACGTAACAAGGCCCTGGCATGGGTTGACCAGAACATCAGAGTCCCGCTGACGGCACCACAGAAAGTTGGTATCGCCAGCTTCTGCCCGTACAACATCGGGCCGGGGAAATGTTTCCCCAGCACGTTCTACCGCAAGCTGAATGCGGGCGACCGTAAAGGGGCGTGCTCTGAAATTCGTCGTTGGATCTTTGATGGTGGCCGTGACTGCCGCCTCACCAAAGGCCAGAAGAAAGGTTGCTACGGTCAGGTTGAGCGACGTGACCAGGAAAGCGCCTTGACATGTTGGGGGATCGATAAGTGAAACCAGAATCCATCGCCGCGGCAGTTATTATGCTTCTTCTTATCATCGGGCTCACAATCGCCGCAGGGCTGGGCTATCGATATAGCTCGGCATCCAGCAGAGCTGAAACTGCTGAAAGTCAGGTGACGCTGCAGGCAAGGGTTATCCAAATACAGGCGGAGAATATCGCTGCTTTTCAAACTATAAGCGGCGATGTCCAGGAAAAAAACAGGGCGGTAGATGCCGGTACAGAGGAAAAAACAATTGAATATCGAACGATTCTCAAGCGCGAAAAAACGTGTGATATGCCTGTTCCTGCTGACGTTTCTGGTGGGTTGCTCGAATACACGAACAGTTTACGTTCCAGCGCAGTGCACGCCTATACCGACGGATCTGACAAGCCCAGTACTGGCACCATTACCGCCGGCGAACTGACATATTGCCAGGCTGTTTTATGGATAACCCCATTACTTGCTGCCATTGAAAAAGCAAATAACCAGCTGGCTGGTATTCGCCAGATTGAACAGAAAAGACAGGAGACAAAATGACGAACGTGCAAACGGGCTTACTTTACTTCAGCGTAGTGGTATCGGCTCTATATCTGGTAGCGGGCGGTTACAAGTCAATCCGGGCCTACTTCCAGAAAAAATTTGATGATGCTGTCGCAGCCAAAGCATCGGAAACCACCGAGAAATAACCCCTCAGGGCCGCATATTGCGGCCTTACTTTTGCCCAGCTTCAAAACGATTCTGACAATGCCACCATGTCGAACTGTTTTGGAGTAGATGATGGTCGAGAACGACACTTCATCGGTTGAGTATCAGCTATCAACCAGCACTGGCCCTTTTAGCATCCCTTTCTACTTCATTGAAAACGGGCATATTGTCGCGGAACTGTATACACAGAACGGTGACGACTTTAACAAAACTACGCTGACTATTGATGTTGATTATTATCTGAACGGCGCCGGCGATAAGAATGGCGGTCAGCTGACTTTGCTCTCCGCACACAGTGGCGCTACGCTACTGATTTATCGTGATCCCGATGCGACCCAGTTAACCAGTTATCTTGCGACCGGTAAGTTTCCTGCGACAAGCCATGAACGCGCGCTTGATAAGCTGACTATGCTTATCCAAAAATTCGGTTGGTGGTGGGACTCTTTGGCTCTGAAAAAGCCAAATATCTTCGCTAACTATTATGACGCGCTCAATAACCGTATTCGTAACCTGCGTGATCCTTCACTGGCGCAGGATGCCGCAACAAAAAGCTACGTCGATAGTAGTGATATCGATCTGCAGCAGCAGATAACCAGCAACTTTAATCGTTCACTGCGTGTCCCTGACTCCTATATAAGCCAGCTACCATCGGCCCAAGATCGCGCCTGGAAGGGGCTGGGTTTTGACGGTGCTGGTCAGCCTAAATTGCAGGACCCTGCAGGGACGGGGCTATGGGGATACGTTCCGGCCATAGGTTCGTTTGAGCAGGGATCGCTACTCACTCAACGTTTTGAGGTTCTTCTGTGGGAATCCACGGACGAATACTGGCGCTGGGATGGCGTAATGCCTAAGGTCGTTTTACCTGGTAGCACGCCGGCGACGGCTGGCGGTACAGGAAAGGGTAAGTGGATCGACGTTACCGATGCGACTCTTCGCTCAAACCTGGGTTCAAGCGAAGAGGGTTTAGGAATATCACTTAATGCCCTCGAACAGGGTGGTAACGGCCAGCATCTGGCTGTTTTTGTCTCCCCTCAAATGCGCCACTCTGATCCGTATTCGTTTTTTGGCGCTGCCACAATGAATGCATTTATGACAGCTATGGATATGGGGATTGGTGAGGTCAGGATACCGGCGGGAGAATATATTCTCGAATCTACTGTGAGCGTTACGCTGACAATGCATATGTCGCTCACATTCGATCCGGGCGTAATCATTTATGTTGATTCCCCGATGGACGCATTTGATATCAATATTAACGGGTTCAATCTTGATATCCGGGCGGCTAACGGCAGGATTATGAGCCGCTGGGGCAGTGTGGATGGCTCATCTGTAGCTGCATTTCGCATCACTGATGCATCCCTGGATAAATCGGTATCGACTGACTCATTAAAAGTAGGTTCTGCTGATGGCACGTCTCGATTCGGGTACGCTGTTTGGGGCTCCGGGATTAACCTGGCTACGTTCTACCGCTGTCTGTTACAGGGCATACGTGGCATTTATCTTGAATCCCCACTGATAAGCGGAACAACATCCCATGCTATGGGTGCGCAAATTTTTGGTTGTGAGATATATACCACAAATGAATGTGTAAAAATCGCGAACCAGGGAGCGCTTGGGGCTGAGGGTATTGGCGTGTGGGGCTGTGAGTTTGTAACAGGTGGAACGGCCATTATTATTGATAACGTCGGCCTGTCATCATCAGCATATCTGCCACCGCTGGCACGAATCAATAACAACCACTTTAACTGCTATCAGGCTCTATATGCACGTGACATCAGTCGACTGCACTTCGGAGGTAATGATGTACAGGGAACGTATAGTGCGGATAAGCCTATTAACGGCTGGCTTGAGCTTGGTGGCGTACAGCAGTTTCTGCATGCCAGCAATAGCTATAGCGCCGCTGCAACCGGATCTGGAACGACAGGTGATAACTGTCCATCAGTGATTCACCAGTTTGCCAGCACGCTGTCGAACGCGTTTTTTACCAGCAACGGTAACGTCTATCAGCTGGATGCAATGACCCGGCCAGCCTTTAGTTTCTCAGGCACGGCAAATATTACTGAGATTCAGGTATCAAACGACAGGCTCAATTCTTCCGGGACGTGGGTCGATTCAGCGTGGCTGGCATATGTCAGACTGTCTCCTGAAATGACTATTGGTAATCTAGGCGCAGCCGGAGGGCTTGACTACAGTACAAAAGGGTCTTTCTCTGCCGGAGTATTGTCTCTTGGAGCGCGCCCATCTCAGGGGTTTACATACTCTATCCCTGTGAGCATAGTGCCAAATAGTTCGGGAATTTCTCAGATAACATTCCCCTCGCAAATGGTTGGCAAGGAGGTGAATATACTGCTGGCAGCAGCAAACGTATCGTTCACGCATGGCACAAATATGGTGTGCCCTGACCAGAAGTCATTTGTAATGACATTGCCAAATGCCATCAAGGTGTTTGCGCTAAACACTACCCAGTGCATTATTCTGGATGTGGGTGGAATGGCAAACCGTCATACGGATATTACCTCAATCCCTACATCAAGAACATCGCCAGGATACCCGGGGGCGGAGATATTCGATTCAGAGAACATGATTTTATACCACAACATAGCCGGGTACGGATGGGGCGCGATTGAAGTAAAAGCTATTAGTTAATCGAGGACTATTAATATGTCATTCACAGTAACGAAAAGTATTAAGTGTATATCGTCATATCCGGAATATGGTGCAGAATCAGAAGTTACCACTATTGAAAAACTGGTGACATTTCATGCCCGACAGGTAGTCAGTCTGGATGCGGAAAATAATGTTCAGGTGCTTTTTGATGTGGAAGTTGATGGAGCCAGTATTACCGGGGTTTACTATCACTCCTTTGCCTATTCAGGAACAGGAAGCCCGATAGAAGAAGCGGAGCTGTCTCTAAAAGAGACGCTCATCGCAGAATAAAAAATCCGCCAGCTTAACACTGGCGGTGAATTTTACTCTGAAATCTCTTTTTTAAGTGCTGTTTCTGCATCCTCAAAAATGGTTGCAAGGTTAGTAAACTCGAAAGAGTAGTAGAGCTGACCTGTAGCCTCCAGCCCCTCAACCTGCGTATCAAACAGCACCGTTGCAGTAGTCCCGTTGATACTGTCGACCCCTTTGGCGGTATATGTCACAGCTACAGGCGCGGCACTAAGCGGCTCAACGAG